TCATTTTTTAGGAACCATAAGGAATTCTTTGCCTGATTCGAATGCATCTTTTACCTGACGCTGGATATTCTCCAATTCTCCAAAGGTTCCGATTCTCTTGCCATTGATATCCACACGGAAGTCATACGACTTTGGCTTTGCTGCGGCTGCCTTTTTTTCTGCTGCCTTCTTCTCAGCCGCCGCAATCACTTCTTTCAGCTTCGCCTGCGTCTCTTTTCCGGCATACCCGTCCACTTCGAGCTTGTACTTCTTCTGGAATGCGATGACCGCTGTTTTCGTTGCTGGTCCGTAACTGCCATCTACCGTTAACTTAGGTGATGCACCAGCTGCGTTTAAATTCGTCTGCAGTGTTTTAACTTGAACGCCTGTATCGCCTTCTTCGAGATAGCTCTTGCTCACTTGGACCACTTCCTTTTCTACGGTTTTAGATGCTTCAAATGCGAAGCCGAAATACTGTGTAACCATTTCAGCGTGGATGTTCATTAGCTTCGTTTGAACGACTGGGTTAAGCAGATAGTTCTCAAGTTCGCTTCTTGTGGTGAAGAAGAAGTTCTCGGTCAGAATTGCTGGCATATTCGAATACCTCAGCATATAGAAACCGGACCACCCATCCGTAAGGTTTGAAGCGAATGTGCCGCCCTGCCATGTCGGGAAGCCATTTTGGTTAAGCAACGACGCATAATAACCAGCTACTCGTTTGCCATCTTCGCTGCCCTTCCAATAAAAGGCCGCTGCACCGGTCGCTGTTCGGCTGGCTGAAGCATTGCTATGGATATCGACAAGCAAATCAGCCTCTATTTCATTGGCATAATCTACACGCTGTTTTAGTGTCATCTTCCGCCCATTTTCCTGCGGGAAATAAACAGTGAGTCCCTTAACTTTGCGAAGGCGCTCTACGGTTCCTTTTGCAATAATAAAATTCGTGTCAAACTCCTCGTATACGCCATCTTTCTCTAGATCTGTTCTAACTCCCTTGGCCCCAAGTGTCTCCCATGTATCGTGGTCATGTCCTGCGAATACAACGACTTTCTTCATCAGTAATCCACATCCTCTCTTGGTTTTTCGTACTGTAAAGCATCTACACTATCTCCGATGCCTTCAGTTGTCGGATCGATAATGACTCCTGCTGCTGTCAGCAAACCAAAGAGCAGTTGAACATAGACCTCGTATTTGCCTGCAGGCACTACACCGGCATCCGTTAAAATCAACCCGATTAAACCGGCAAGCGCAAAATAAAATGCAGGGTGTTGCAAACGAACTTTCCAATTGATTTTCATCTGTGTTTCCTCCCTTTATTTGGTTAACCAAAATTCAATAACAATATAAAGAACTCCTCCGGCACCTGCTACTTGGCCAAATATCTTCCATGCATTATCCCAATTCCCTTTAATGATGCCTTGTTTGCCCACCAGTATTTCATGATCACGTTGTCGCTGTGCGTCTTTGCTTTTATCGCGCTCGGTAATTAAATCCCACTGTTTATTTAACGTGTCACGAAAAAATTCTTGTTGCGCTTGATTGCCTTTTAAGATAGTGTTTTCAAGATTCACGTAATTGTTTTCGACTTTCTCAACACGTTTTTCCAATATGCCGATTCGCTCTCCGTGATCTTTAACCGTTTCAAACATACCGTCGCCTCCAGTTGGCATCCTGTATCCCCCCTTTTTCTCTTTGAATGTATATAAAAAAGAACGCCCGCATGGACGTCCTTGAATTTATGCAAAACAAAAAGAGCACCCTATTGGGTACTCTCCTCGTTTTCTACGCTACCGATTTTTATATTCAGTTTCGCCAAATTCATTTCAATTTCTTCAATCAACACCAAGCATTCTTCATTGCCGGTATGCTCGACTCTTAAAAAGTTGAGGTTCGCTTGCATTTCGGCAATCGCTCTGCTGTATTCCTCTTTCATGATTATCACCTCGCCGTCTACTTAATAGTAGCAAGTCGAATGGGCGCCTTCCGCAGAAAGAGGAGTTGCTTCGTTACCGCGCAGTTTATTCCAAATGCAATGTAAAAAGCATCCTTAAAAGGATGCCAATTTCTATATACCTTCTTTTTTTATAGGTTTGTACAAAATTGAACCAGTAATTAAAAATAGAATTAACAAAATTCTGTAATCATGTAAAAAGTAATTATCAAACATACCTTGGACTATAACGATAATATAAGACCCAATTAAAGCAAGATATAGCGGATTCTTTGTTTGCTTATACTTCTTTGTTGAAGAGAATAACACTCCAAACAAGAGCAAACATAATGAAAATACTCCAACTATACCACTCCACGTCCAGGCTATTAGATAAATATTATGAGGAGGGAAAGAACCCAAGTACGGTCCCATTCGAAATGAAATTTGTTCCCAACCTCCATATCCTAATCCTTGGATATAAGGAGTATTTGATAATGCGAAATTCCAAATCATCCACCTTGGGTCATTCTGAAGTGCACTTAAACTAAGACGGTCTACAATATTAACAAAATAACCTGAATTCATAATCAATATCCCTATAACGATTATAGGTAAAAGAAGGATTACGCTTCGAATCCAAGCTTTTTTCTTATTAGAATTCAATACCCATAAGAAGAAAAAAGAGAATAACAAAGCGATAAGTCCTGCTCTTGAATTAGTAGCTAGTAAGGCACCAAGATAAATAAACAATGTAATATTATGAGCCTTGTTATTACTTTGAATTCTAACCGCTAATGTTATCCAAAATAAAATACCGAAAAAGACAGCAGCAACATTGGTATTAACAAAAAATGTCCCTGCCTTACTTGGATCTAAAATGTTATTTTTACCTGCATCGAATAAAGCATTTACTGTTCCGCGTTCAATGAATAATTCTGAAATCGATCCTTGGAGGAAACTGATCTCTAAATTTGGCATTAGCAAGAAAATGATATTCAGTATACCTATTGGTAAACCGATTAAAGATAAACTTTCCAACAATTTTATAGAAGAAGATTTAGCCGCAATCCTTTGACCCACTAAAATGACTAAAAAGCCTAATATATTTATCAACATTAATTTGAATCCTAATTCTCTATCAGGAGCATATAAAATACCAGTGCTCAATCCCAATAGATAGACAATATAAATCCATGAAATTTTTTGACTAAAATGAGATTTGAATGACAATAGTAATGAAAGTATCGCTATGCTTAATACAAGAATAAAACTTATGTTTAACATACTATTTCCTACTGGTAGATAAAATATATAAAGAACAGAAACAGGAACAGTGAATAAATAAAGTAATTTCCTATTAACAACAAAGTACACTAGGCCTAACAACGCTAACAGTATCAAAGGATGATACACTGCTGCAGCTGAAGCATATATAAGCGCGCCTACCAAAAGTAAAAGTTCTTTCGAATCAACTTTCCTTACTAAATTTTCCATTTTAGCACTACACCTTTTCAATAATATGTTTTATTCTACCATATCTTCTAAGTTGATGTAATGCTATTAATCGAAAGTAGATGGGGCATAAATTAAAGCACATTTATAACAACGTCATCAAACCAAGCTGAGCCAATTGCATTGTCAACGCCAATTGTAAATAAAACCCTGAAGCATCCTTTAGGCGCTTTCGTGTACCACTGGAAATTCTTCCAGTCACTTGTTCCGGTTGACTTGTGAATGATTTCTGTTTTTATAACTATTCCATCATATGATACAAATTCCAGTTTAATAACTGCGCCTTTCCAATCTGCTCCGTCAGAAACTACGCCATCTGTTTTATAACGTGCCTTAACGTAAACCAAGTCCCCTGTTTTTGTGGGAAGGTTTTGCCGTCTTCGTGCATAGTGGGTCTGATCTACCCCAGTAACTGCGCATTTCAGAGCATTAGAGTCTAGTGATGTTGAGCCATTGGGACTTGAAGCCTCCGTCCAACCAGATAAACTTGTAAAATCACCGTTCATCAATTGATTGAGATACGTTGATATATGAGCAGCGTTCCCATTGTTATTCGTGTTGGTTCCTTTTCGGAAGTCGTACCAAATATCTCTCGCTTTGATGATTGGTTCTTCGGTTCCTAATACTTTTATGAATTCGGTTTCCTTCCCAAAACCTTCGATAGAAATGTCATTTGCTACAACACGGGATAACCCGCCCTCTACGGAAATAAAAGCCGAACGGTTGACAGTCTCCGCGGGATAAAAACTAGTCCCAAGAATGTGTAGTTCTGCTTTCCACGCATCTGCGTTCATCCTCCGTACTTTTAATGTGGGTGTGGTTTCGCGATCTTCAATGTATCCCCCAAAAATAAAGACCTTTCCGCGTTCAATATTGAAATGCAAATCGTTGTAATCGAAGCTACACCCAAAGAATCGTAAATCCACATACCCGCCAGCGGTCGGTAAAATGTGAACAGCAGTAGCATTTTTTGCAGCATTGGTTGAACTGTAGAAGGTACTGCCAAAGAAGGAAATGTTTTCTCCTGTATTTTTATTTCCCTCATATCGCAAAATTTCTTTTTGGGCGTGTCCAGCTACCACGTTATAGCCTTTAAAACACCAAATGTTATCACCAAAAACAAACTGATAACGGAAACCATCAATTTGTACATTTTGCATCGTCATTTGATCAATATGTTGTTGGAATGCTTCGTTAACAGGAATATGAAGATAGAAACCATCTGCCAGTGTAGCTTCATCAAGTGGTCCTTGAATGAATAACCCTTCTATTCGTTGCGTCGCAGATTCATGGCTGTAGCTCGACGTGAGTGTTTTGAAAGCATAGCCACTTGTCAGGCCGCTAAAATCCAATTTCGGTTTTCCGCGTCCGATAATGCTTATTTTGGTTGGGTCAAACGTTAACCCTGTGTTACAAATATATGTGCCTTCCGTGATAACGACTTCACCTGCAGCTATGCTGTCGATTGCCCTCTGTATTCTCGGATTGTCGGAAGTTTCAACGCTTAATCTCGATCCGACATATGCCACACTTTTCGAAAAAACATTAATTTCTTTCGTATTTTCCGCCAACTGCGCGGTAACGTCATTCACTTTTCCCTCTAAATACCGCGGATCGTTCTTCAAATCCGGCTTCTTCGTTTGCCATGGCATTACTTCAACACCTCCGCCCGGTAAGCGCTTGTTGCGGTAATCGTCACGCTGGTGAAGGCATCGAATAACGCATAATAAGATTCTCCAGGAAACACTTTGCGTGTCTGTCCGTTAATTGTAAAAGACACATTCGCAATGCCGTCATTCGCGATTGAAAAGGCATATCGCGCATCTGAAAACGTTTTAGTTTCCGTTGCGCTACCTTCCCACGCTTCAGCTGCAACTGTCCCGTGCTGGATAAAAGCATTCGCACCGTCACGCCCGGTAATGTACTCGAATTGGTCTGTCTGTGGATTGTAATACTGCGGTGCCGGTTGTCCGTTTGCTTTCACCAACGCTTTGTCTACTGCTGCCATTTAAACGCCCCCTAATGTTTTCTGAATGGAAATTGTGATATAGCTTTCTGTGGGAAAAGTCTCTGTCTTGCCATCAGGATACGTCACGCGAAACTCCGCCATCATCTTGCCCGCTTCATCTGTTTCGCCGGGCTCGAACACCACCATCACTTGGTTGTCCACAATGGGTACTTCCCGGTCAATCATCCGACTGGTAAAGCTTTTCGCCATGACAAACCGGACACGCGCCCCAGTTAAATCCACCACATTCCCTTTCGCATCCTTCAACGCCGCTTTGATGGCGTGCCGCGTATCCCCTTGCTTAATGCTCAGATTCATGCGCTACCTCCTTATGCTCGACTGCCATACTTAATGTGGAAAGAAAAAAGCCGGTTGAAGATACGTCAACGAGCGACGCCTCCACCTGGCTTTCCACAGATTCGATTTCTACTTTATTTTCCGTTTGCTTCATCCTGCAGCGCCGCCTTCCACAGGAGAGGATTCGGCAGGTTCTTCCGCTACTGGATACGGTTCACCGGTAATTTCTTCATATTGTTCTGTGGACAGCTTCCCCGCATAAACGCCGTCTGCTACCATTTCTTTCGTCCACAGCTTACGGTCGTACATTCGTTTGATCGCTGCATACCAGTCCATCTACATTCCTCCCATCATGACGGCATAAAGCAGTTCGGCATTAATCTGCTCCGTTTCTGCCAGTTTCCCTTCTGTTTCCATCAACTTCACTTCTTTTTGCATGGCATCATAGAGAAGGAATGCATTGTCACTCTCGGCAATCTCCAAGCGTTCCCGATCAGATACAGGGCGTGGTTCATAGGGTGGTGGCTCACCACCCTCTACCCATTCCTCGCCATTCCAACGTGGTTTGTATAATCCCCCGGGGCATCGATGCGGAATGGTATTATGTGTTAGCCTCTTAACAAACGCCTCCCCTATCATGTAGCCATCTTCATCTATGATTCTTACAAATCGTTCTTCCATGTTCATCCCTCCATCATCAATCCAACGGAATGATTAAATTTGCGTGTACGTAATTGGATTGAGAACCGACCAAGAACGCGCTAAATTTCACTTCGCCCACTTCATTCACCGATATCTCCCCGACGCCATTTTGAATCGATACCGGCACATTCTGCCGCTGTTTGGGCCAATGGGAAGTTGGCAACACGAATATCACAGAAAGCGATGTCGGGTCTTCGTTCTTGATAATGCCGCGCATCACCAATTGGTTCATGCCGTTCTTGTAGTAACGCAGTCCCAAAGATCCACTGTAAAAGTTCGACCAGCCGTTGATGAAGGTCGGCGTGACCGGCGTGGGATTCGGCGGCAATTTCATTACCGGTTCTTCTCCCGCTTCGTACCGTTCAATCCGGCCAAGGATGATATAGGAGCCCTTCACGGCTTTTAAGTACACTCGCTCATTCGGCTGCGGTTTGTAGCTGGATAGGAACGGATAGCCTTTTCCACTCGCCACATCCTCACCGTCGAAAATGATCTTAGGCAAACCAGATGTATATTGTGAATCTATCCGGCCCAGCTTATCTGTTGGCTGTTTATCTATTATCCCTTTTACTATTTCTTTAATTTGATTTACTAACCAATTTCCTGTCATCATGTCAATGACACCACCTTACGCGCTTCATGACTCATGCTGGCTCCAGCCTTTAACGGCATGGTCCAATCTGTTTCTGCATATTTTGCATCAATACCGAGTGTTCGATTTTTTAGGACGAGAACATTGGAATAGCCGTGAAAAGGCATTAAAGCAGTTGAAAAGGTAACTTTTCCATAGATTTGAGATGCTTCAAACGCAATACGCTCCACGTAACTATCCAATGTCTCTTGATCTGCAATATCATCTTTCTCTTCAACCCGAACAACACGGCGCCCGAGATTCACAGTCGATAACGGATGTTCCGGATTGTCATTTACAAAGGTTGATTTTAATACAGTATCGGTATCAGGATTTGTTGCAATCACGACAAAAACATTCGGCAAATTAAAAGTATCTAGTGTTTCTTCCAATCCTGGAATCACTACAGATTCCCCATTATCCTCATACACATAATATTCAGGTGATTCTTGTGGGCTCTTGTATTGTTTCGATTGATAGAATCCATATTCATCCACAAAGAACGGCGTGAAGTTTAAATCACTAGCCAGATCATTCAGAATCAGCAATTTTTCCGTACCTGGTTCGTATTCTTTTGCCGTGGGCAATTTTTTGTCGTTATTTTCGATAATGTACCTATATTGTCCAGCTGAATTCAATACCTCGATCATGCAGTCGTAATAACTACGACCTGCAGCAAAGGTTAATCGGTCGATAATTTTATCTTCTTTAAGAATCAGCAACTTGTCATAGGCTTCAATATCCCGAACAACGCTGATTCCTTTTTCGCGTTTTGTTGGTGTAGAAACTAAAAAAACGCCTAACGGATAAGAAAGCCAACCGTTTCGCGCTCGTTCAATCATATGTTTTTTTACGTCTTCTGGAATCGATTGATTTGGCATAGTGAAGAAATAATCGGTCTCTTTCCAATGCCTCTGTTTGAACTCATCCGGCATCTTAAACTCGATGTACGGCTGAATCCGCTTGTTCGTCCAATCCACTTCTTTCGGTTCGACTCGGTATAAATCACCCCAAGAGGCCATGAATTCCCTCCTCTACATTTGTGTCAGTGCTTGTTTCCACCAGCTGCCGGCATTGCCGGCACTGAAGACGATGCGGTAGGCGACCGTGATTTCTCCGCTTGAGTTCCGCACCAGAGTTTGGTTGACGCCGCCATTTGGATTCGTTCCGGATACATAGAGCCACCAGCCTCCCACCCCTTTCATGGGATGGTCCGTTAGTTGATCCGCTTCTTCGGCCGTCATATAGTAATCGCCCGATTCGACAATTTGCGACAGTGCCGTGATTTTGGCCATGTTAATCCGCTTGGATTTTCCGTCATTCCGTATCAACGGGAATTGTTGAGTACGATCCAGCGCATAGCCGAAAAACTTGTTGACACCGGCGTTGTTGGAGAAGGCGAATAACCGGTTCCGTCGTCTGTTCGCTTCATCCCCCACAATCACCGTAAAAAGCGTTTTAAAGCCGGTGTTCGGGTCGGTATATAGCGCCAGCCCTTCCGGCTCCCCGAAGTCTTCCACATAGGCATTCGCATACGTTTTACCGGTCGGCTGCTTCCATTGTGCAACGGTTTGTCCGTTTCGCATGTCGATAGCGAGCAGATGGAAGTCATCCGCAATCTGGCCAAGCGTCACGTACAGCATGTGCCCGTCAAAAGCGAGTCCTTGGAGTGTCCCGACGTTCATTTCCGCTGTCCAGTGATATGTGTAGAGTGGCGCATTGAATACGCCGGCCTTTACGTTTGCGTAGGTGTGGACTTCGACACGCGTCGCTACATTGCCGTTCCCCAAGTTATTGGTATGGCGAATGGCGAGCAATCCGTTTTTCATATCCGATAATGGCGTCATGTACTGCGCCGCAATCGGGAATTCCAGCACGCGCTGCACCCGTGAATCTGCAATGGTGATGGTTTCTCCTGGCAGGTACGGATAGCGACAGAGCCACTGGGTGCCGATGCCGCCGGTTGAATTGGCCACAATCAGGTTCGACCAAATATAAACCTTCCCGTTTTCCCGTTCAATGCCGATGGTCGTGCCGTGTCCGCCTTGCCGCAGGTTCATGTGCGACAGCAACGTGCCGCCTTCCGTGACGCGCGAGATGCGAAAACCTTCCAGTGAATCGCCTGACGTATTGTAGACTTGCGTTGCGTAGATTTCCTTCGCCGTTTCATCGAATACGATGAACTGGTTAATAGTCGTATTCGACAATTCCAAGTCGTACAGATAGGAAGCACTTGCTTTGCTCAAATCAAATTCTTTTTCTTGCGCTTTCGTCAACGCATTCGACAAACCCTCTTCCAATTCGGCACCGACGTTACCCGCAAATGCATCGATCTTTTCGAAGTTTTCCGCAAGTGTTAAATCAATTTCCAAGTCCGTATCCAACCGGTTCGGCTTGTATAGGTTAATATTCGACGTATATTGGGGCACTACAACTCACTCCATTTCTTTGCTCCGACGTCCCCCCAAGTAGCGTAGGACTCTTGTAGGTAAGATGCTTCTCTTACAGTAAAATTAGCAGTCCTTTTAATATCAGAGAATGCCGATTGTTTAACTTCACCACTTTCTACGGTTGTCAATTCAGTGATAAAATTATCTTCAATATCTAGAAGATGATAGCGAAATCTAACCTCTCGAGATCCTGTTTTTGCATGCAGCATGTCTTTTACTTGTTGATGCAAAAAACCATCTTTAGTTAAGTCAATCATGCGCTACCTCCTTAATCCTTCGATATAATCCACTTCACTCATCGGAATGCTTACTGAATGGTAATCACTCTTTCGATCGCCAATTTGTAAGTTTTCTGCAGTGACATATATTTTCCGTCCTCTTCGATCTCTGTATAGTAATGTCTCACGCTGTTGAAGAAGTTCAATTAATTTCATCATATCTGATGTTTTAACAGTATATTCGGCACTAATATCTTGCGTAGATAATTCTCCAAACTCTGTTACCAATCGTCTTCTTCCGGCAAATTGGGTTTTCGTTGACTCAATCCCGTAACTAAATGCTTTTTTAGGAGAACTTCCAATGTTAAATATCAAATCAACATAAAAAGTCGGGTCTGATGTAAGCTGAATACGAACATGCTCAAGAGTTATTGAACCGATAACCGGAATGCTGTCCATCGTCGTTCCATTGTCGCCAACTGCATGAACGTAATATTCATAGATAGTTTCTCCTGCAGGAGTATAATCCATAAACCCTGCATTCGGTTCCAAATTGGTTGCAATTAAAAGCCACTGCCCGTTGGGTTCGCGTCGGTAGAGTTCGTTATAAAGAACATCTGGCTCGTCTACTCCCGGTAAAGGGTTATTGATTTCAAGGAACAAAGCTGCAGCTTCTTTTTCTACAGTTACAGCCAATTCAGGTTGTGGAGGAGGCACAAAAGAAGTGGCGACAGAAACAGTTGCCCAATCCGACCACAAGCCTCCCGAATCGCGTACACGCACCTTAACGATATAAGCAGTATTGTTTTGTAAAGGATTCGCAACAGAAACTGCTTTATTCCCGCTGCTTCTCGATACCTGCCAGAAGACGCCTGCGCCATCCGCAACTTCCACTTCATACTCCACCTGTCCACTGCTGGACCAACTGACCGTTAATTCTTCCGATGGAATGATGGCTCCTGGTGCCGGCGACAGAATGGTTGGCGCATCCGACTTTTCAGCCGCCAGGAACAATCCTGTGGACGACCACGGACTCGCTAACCCGCCCTGGTCTTCCGTCTGTACCTGCCACTCGATATTGCCGTAAGGGAAGGTGTTAGCCGGTACTGCATACAATTCCTGTGTCGTCACCACTTGCAGCGTGTTCCAGCTGGTCGTGCCTTGCAGCCGCCAACGGAACCGGAATAAACTTTGCTGGTCCTGGTCGTTGTGATTCCATTCAAAACGAATGGTGTTCGTCCGGTCCCTCGAAATGCCGCCTAACGGTTCAAGAAGCGTCGGTTGCGTTGGTGGAATGTTGTAGCGAAGCGTGAACACATTGGAATAATCCCATGCGCTGTAGGATTCGCCGTCATATGCCCGGACGCCCACCACAGCTGTTGACGTTTCTGTGTATTTCGATAAATCGACCGCCAGTGTCCGGCTGCTTTGCCGTTGGAAATAATGTGTCGTCTTGCCGTCTTTTAAGCTGAATTGATAGGTGACCGCCGCACCTTCTGGATCTGTGGAGGGGCCCGTACGGAAAATGGTCGAGCCGCTTAATGTTTCGCCGCCCACTGGGAACTCCAATTCCGGTTTGGTCGGTGGCAAGCTCCAATTCCCTTCAATCTCAATATAAGCACTCCGAGCTGCACCGTAGTTTCCGGAATCCCGTGGCCCGTAAAGCACAAACCCGTGGAAGCCGCCTTTTATAGCCGTTTGCACCGAGCGATAACCTGCCATGCTGATGGGAAAATCGGTGACATCGTAAATCGCTTCGCCGGTATTCGGCACAAAAGAACGCCCAGTCCACGCATAATACGGCAGACCGGACGTTTTCTTATCGCTCGTTTCCTTGTGCATCCCCAAATCGAAGGTGGCCGCGTTCGTCACGTTGAATCCTAAGTGAATTCGTGGTCTCACCTTCGAAGTTTCAAGATCCTTTAAGATGGCAGAAGAGTTGAACCCGAGATACGAGTTATATCCTTGCGAGCCGCTGACTTGGATATCACTGCCGCCGACATAAGCATTGGTGTCATCCCGGTATACGCCGAGCCACTGTATATTATGTCTTCTATACGCCAATTACCTCACACCCCTTGCTTTACCGACATGCCTAAATCGGTTACCATTTTCTTCAGTTTCACAACATCGTTTATTTCATCTGCATTGACGTTCCAATAATGATTGTGAATTACCGGTTCAGCATTACTAGAAGAACCCATCGCTATTCGTTGACCAACTGTCGATAAGCTAGATGAGGTGCCCATACCGCCAGCAAAATTTACTTCGTGGGCTGTCGGATTCAAAAGGGCATCCATGTTAAAGCCGAAATGTTCGCCTACCTGTTTCCATAGGTTCAACCCTTCTGCACGATGAGTCACAAGAGGGATAATAGCTTCCATTCCTTTTTCAGCAACCCATGCCAATTGTTTGGCTTTCACAATGCCACCTTTAAAGAAACCCTCCGGATTTATGTTCTTTCCGTTTTTCAATACTTCATAGTGTAAGTGAGGACCGGTAGAGCGACCCGTAGATCCGACTGTACCAATACCCTGACCTTTTTTAACCATGTCGCCGACACCAACTAAGTTTCTCGTGTTGTGTTGATAGATTCGTTCCATGATGCCAGATTTAATGCGAACATAATTCCCACGAAGAGCATGGTAAGCGGACTGGATAACACGTCCTGCTGCTTGCGCCTTGATCAGTGCTCCGGCCGGTGCTGGATAATCGGCCCCGTTATGGAAAACGCGTTTTTTAAGGATTGGATGCATTCGCCAACCGTAACTTGAGGACTTGCCAAATAACGGGCCGAAGCCAGGAGCAGGACCGCCATCATCGCCAAACTCATTAAGCTTCCCTTTGACTAAGTTTACCGCGCTAGATTTCACTTTATCCCATGCACCTTTGGCCATATTCGCTACGAAACTTGTGCCGCTAGGCTTTTCAACTCCCAATGTTTTAAGTGCAACATCGAGTAACTTACTTGGATTCTTGATGTAATCAAAAACATCGATGGCCGTTTCAAGAACTTTTTTGCCACCAGATTTAACTTTCCCCCAAAGATGCGTTGCCGCTTCTTTCGCTTTCCCTATCGTACCGCTCGCATACTTTGGAATGTTAGCTAAGATTGCCTTGGTCTCTTTTGCGCTCCAGACATGAGTTCCTTTCTGGAAATCAGATATGACGTTCTTGCCTTTCAGCATATACGTGGAACCATCCGGATTTTGAATCAATTCCGGTCCTGCATTGGCCCCCTTTCCATCATTGACCATTGCCAAGCCACCAGGATGTCCTTTTCTTCCTGGGGTTCCTTGATGATACTGAGGGATAGTCCATTTCGGAATATCTTTATCGACGCCTATCTTGCCGAGCACCCAGTTGACTCCGCCGATAACCCCGTTAATTCCTTTGCCGAGAGTCGATGCCAATTTATTTATAACTTTTGTGACGCCTGAAGTTACTTTTGACGCCATTGATCCGATTCCATCGCCAATTCGACCAGGTAAAGATTTGGCTGCATTTACAATGTCTGAAAAGCGAGTTTTGATTCCGTTATAGATATCCCGAAACGCTCCAGTTGTATTGGTTTTCAAAGAAGACCAGGTATCGCGCAATTTGGTTAGAATTGAGCTTGCTGAATCAGAAAGATTTGAACGGATATTCCCAAAAGTTTGCTTAATACTATTGAAAATTTCACCAAATTTTGTAACGGTATTTGTTTTTATTGACTGCCACCCAGTAGTAAATATGGTTTTGGCCCCAGATATTAAACCGGTAGTTATGGACTTTATAGAATTGTACGTATTTTTAAGGAAATTCCAGATTCCAGAAAAAGCAGTTTTCGTTGCTCCAGAAATCATTGACCATCCATTTTTAAAGCTTGAAACCATCGATGATATATTTCCGGTAAAGAGCGATTTCAACCCTGACCATAAAGAAGCAAATCCGCCTTTAAAAGCAAGAATGAATGCTTTAGCCCCACCAAGTATTTTTCCGTAGAAAGTTAACTGAACGAAGTTCCACAAAAAAGTGACCGCTCCCTTAAAGAGCTGCTTCAATCCTTCCCACATTTTCGCGAAATCCCCAGTAAATAATCCGGAGAAAATTTTCACGACGCCCATAATAATATCTAGCGCTCCAGTTATGACGCCTTTGATATTACCCCATACTGACCGGATGATGGCTAGCACAAATGGCATTACAAAATTTACCACTTTCATTATTCCGGAAAAAATATTTGATACTGCTTTTAGGAATTGTGGTCCGTTTTCAGCCCAAAAAGAAATTATCTTAGAAAAATGTGTAACTAAGAAAGAGACGATTGCTGATACGGCAGCTTGGACATGTGGCCACAAAGCAATTAGCGTTTCTCGTATTGAATTTCCTATTTTGCTGACTGTTCCGATGACTGCTGTTGCCTGTGAAACAAATCTTTCGCTAAAGCCGAGCTTCGTTAAGATATCCGCTCCGCCTTTAGAATCTCCGGAAAACATTTGAGCAAACGCACCTAATACATCTTGTACGTTCCCTCTAAATGCTGAAAGATTCATTGCCCATTCGTCCATAACGGCAATTAAATCAGGTGAGAATCCGAGTGAGGCTAATATATCCCGTCCTTTTTGGCCATCATCTTGGAACAATCCCTTAATACCTTTGATGAAATCACTTAATTTATAGCGGAACTCTGCTATCTTCGCGGCATAACCATCAAGCATCATGATTGTTTCTTCAGAGAATCCCATTCCCTTCAGAATATCTCGGCCTTTTTGTCCATCGTCCTTAAATAAACCCATTATGCCTTTAAATGTTTCTTTCAGCGGTTCTAAGCCAGTTTTCAGCCGATCAGCTGCGCCTCGCACAAAGTCCAATGCCCCGCCTAGTCCATTTTTAATTATGTCCGTTGGAAAGGTTGTAATTGCTTTCGTCATGCCCAAAATTCCGGCGGTTGCTACCTCAAGGACTGGCGCACCGATCTTCGCCTTAAAATCCGTCCAGGCTTGTGACAAGTTACCCGTCACGTTTTCCCAGCCTTCTGATTCACGAGCCGCTTGCCCCATCGCTCCGGAAACTTTGTTTGCATCTTCGACCATATCCAAAAGCGTCAATTGCTTCTGCGCTTCAGACAATTCGTTAAATTTCTTACCGAAGTTATCAATTGCCGCCGAGTTCCGCGTTGTTTCCGTAGCAGACAAACCGAGGGCAGCATCGTTCTCATAGTTCCCCTTTAAGAACGATTGAAGGCTTTCGGTTGTATCTTCAAGCGAACGATCGTAGAACGCCGCACTGTCTGCTACTGCCCGCATTGAACGGTCGGCCAAGTCAAGCGAATCGGCCGTATCCATCCCACCTGTTTTTGCGAACGCCGCAATTCCGGTAAAGCTTTCTTTCATTCGGTTTTCTAAGATGCCCGCTTCGTCCGCAATTGCACCAAGCCTTTTAGACGCTTCTTTTTCCATGTCCCCGAACACACTTGAAAACTGGGCGGTCATGGCATTGGCTGAACCTGCAGTCGCAGCTAGTTCTGTACCTATATCTTTAATTTTATCAATTGCAAATGCAGCTACTAAGACTCCGCCTAAAGTTTTCGCGACTTTGATAAACTTGCCGAATGAGCTTTCAGCATTCCCGGTTTCTCGTACAGCCGTATCTCCAAACCCCCGTGTTGCATCAGAAGCATTATCCAACTCATCACTTAAATCATTTGTTTCCTGCTGAAGATCATTCATATTCTGTTCTGCATTGCTAAGGTCCGAGGTCAAATCGTTTAAGTTATTATCCCCAACATCGCTTAGGTCTGACTCTAAACGACGAACTGAATCCCTGAAACGATCAAAGGTTTGAGAGGCATTGTTGGCATCACTTTCAATAGATGATAAAGGATCCAACGTATTAAGAACCCGCGCGAACTGGCGTCCAGTGTTTTCAGCTTGACGAAAGAAATCACCGAGCGATCTCCGTGCTTTGGATGTATCCGCGGTAATTTCGATATTGCTCTTTCCTACCGTTGCCATTTGGTTCCTCCTTTCTTTGGCAAAATAAAAAAGCCGGATAAATTACTCCGACTTCCACCAACTTCCGCCAACAAATTGTTCTTCTGCAGCTTCCACTTTTTCTTTATTTAATTCAGCAAATGGAGGCAAAATTTCATTGAACCCTTGGCCTTTATTAAGCAAGGTATCTGCAAGAAGCATCAGACCTTTATAGCTTTCAATAGTCCGCTGCTGGCTCTCTGCATACCGTTCTTCAATGGCTTGCTCATACTTGCGCTTAACCCAATCGGGCGTATGATCGAGCACATATTCTTCGGTATAGCCGTAATAAGAAGAGACGAACCCAATCTGTTTAACGATTTCATTGATGAAATCATCGTAAGTTAAGCGCTCACTTCCGCCTGTGGTTCCTCTTCCGGTGCTACCGGAAATCTTTCCTGCATCAGAGCTTGAAAGTCCGGAATCTCCACTTTGAACATCGCTTTCGCCAGAGTCCGGACTTGAGTAAAAGTTTTATCTAGGTTGGTATTTTCTGAAAGGATAATAAGAACGTCCAAAACTTCGTTTAGATCCAACTTCAACGCTTCTTTGTCTTCAACACCCAGAATGATGGCCACAACGCGAATTACTTGGTCTTCTTTTAATTCATCGATTACAGCGATAATCCGGTCAAATGTAGAAAGCTCATCATCCATCAGCAATTCTCTCATTTGTTTATAAATGCGAATACCATCCGTACCAATGAACTTTACAATTTGAATAATCTTGCTCATAGATAAACGAGGGACGTCAATTGACGTCTCCCCATCTGTTAAAGTAATTTGGCCAATAGTGTCGTTAATATCTAATGATTTCAGGTTGTTCTTTGCCATGTCTGTATTGCCTCCCGTTTCTTATGATTAGATAGATTCTTCGATTTCGTAATAGACGTTTTCGCCTTGTGGTACCCCATCTTCTGGGAATGCAGAAAGCGAAAGCGGCAACAGACGTTTTTCTTTGCTGAAGCTCTGCTCTTTGTCATCACCGGTGACTTTTGCTTTACGGATAACGGCCATGTAAAGCGTCCCATCTTTTTTCTGGCTGATCAGCGCATAACGTTTGAACGGAATGTCTCCATCTGTGCCGTATCCGATGCGTTTTGTTGGAAGCGCAGTGACCGGAGCAACGCTATCTGTTGTTGCGTAAGCTTTATCTACTCCATTTTCCAATACAACACTAGCACCATTTACAGAAGCGATTTTCTTCAGTTCACCACCAGTGAATTCTAACCATCCGCCCACTTTAAAGGCTGGATCAGCCGTAGTAAGTGTCACAATTTTTGCTCCGGCCGCAAGTGCGCCAGCTAACAGTTGAGCATCACCAGTTGCAGCTGTTGTTTCAATAATGGCACCTCCCGCAAGAGCTAATTGACGGTTGATGACCGTATTTTCCGCAAGGTTTGTTGAAAGCGAATGAGTAAAGCCAGTCACATCTGTGTCTGCCGCTCCCATCACTTGATCGACTTCAAAATCTTCTGTATCGAAACCGCGGGAAATGGCGATACCCTCATTTGTGGCACCAAGATCTCGCCATCCAGCTTTCAAATTATGCGGCGAAGTAGTATCCATTACATCTGCAATCGACACTGGAGCTTCTACATTCATATCAGCCACGACTAAACGACCTGGCCCCCCGACAAAGTTCTTTGAATTTACGTTATAAATATCTGGCGTCATTATTTGACCTCCTCAAATTTCCAAGAATCCATCTTCAATAATTTATCCGCTGTTTCCGCGGGAACATCGCGGCCAACAACAAGTGTTTGACCTTCGTAAATATCAAAAGGCTTATCTTTCTTGCTTAACTCTGGCAAGCGAATAGCCTCTGCCCCACTATTTTTATCTTTCGGACCTTTGCAAACAATCTTGCGCTGTTCAGCCGCTTTCTTTTCGGTTTGAATTTTTTCAGCCATGCTGATTCCTCCTATGCTTCTATATGTTCAAATCTCATGTAAACCCATGCCTCGTATGCGCCAGTTTCTTCATCTTTTGAGGGAATCGGATTTCCTTCCCGCTCACACCAGCTTCCCTGCAAAGCAGTAATACTAGATGCTTCACGCTCTAATAAATTCATACAGGAAATAAGACCAGACATGGCCGCCCCTTCATCTTTGGAGCGGTAAATCATTTGGATACGGGAAAAGCCAAACCCGCCCGCAGAACGAACGAGTAGGCCTTCTGTGATGTTTAATTGAAACGTGTTAGCGTCCACGTGAACATCAGTGTTTTCTTTAAAGAAGCGCCGAATTGGTGGAATGGGATCTACATATTCAATCATTCAATCCCTCCTATAGCCCGAGCCTTGATTTAAGTTGATGCTCTGCCACTTGATTCATCCGTGTTTGAGCTCGGTCCAATCCTCTGGCCATAATGTTGTATTTCTTTTCTAAGGGAGCGGCATAAGCGACTGCTGAACCGATTTTCAAGGTGGTCGTGTCCCGATTAGACGCTATTTCATTAACCACGTCAGCTTCAGTTGCTTGAACAGTCCCAATTCTGGTGATGTAGCCAATCGAATTGACGAATAACCCGGTATCGATATGATCATCTTCTCGGACGATTTCTTTCGTTTCATCGGCCCATACCATCCCAGCTGCTTCGACCGCTTTCTCACGAGCATCCCTCATCTTAGAATCAGTGAAATTCTGTATAATGCTTTGATCAATTTGGAAATTGAAATTCAAGCTGCCATTAGCCACTTGAATCACTCTCCTTTTTTAACGTGATTTCATGATGATGGATTCGCCTTTTACCGTATGCTGGTTTGCTGTCTTCCATCACAAAAGAGCCTTCCAGAATAACGTTCCCTTGTTTATCACGAATCTCTTTAAAACGGGTATTTTCATCGAATAGCGAATCCGGACCTAAAAAAAGCATGTTCTTTGTGATTGAATCGGTGCTATAAGTATCCGAAGTGACCGTTTGTTGAATAAGATCCGCTCGACAGGGAACATTCTTTTTTACAACGTCTTTATAAATAGGTTTTCCGTATTCGGTTTCTCCTATGTGTTGTCCAGGAGTAACCGTTGTACAGGAATGAATCAATAAGCGCCGAAGACTCATCGAATCCCTCCGCTCGGTCGAGAAGCGAAAAAGATTAGCGGCTTTGCTGCGGCAGACGGACGCAACGACAAAAGGATGTGGTCTAGTTCTACCACACCCGTCGTTTCCCCTGGATTCGCATTCTTTTTTGTGTAAGAATACGAACCCAATTTCTCTGATTGCACGTTATCGAATGCTTCTTCCTTCATATCCGGCTGATCTTGGAACCAAAGGAATTCCACAAGGAGAACTGTTGCCGTTTTTAAGTCTTCTAGTTTCTCGCTATTTGTCTCTTCAGCAAAGCTTCGGCCAGTGAATCGGCGAATCCACGCTTCCGCTCGCTTAATCAAGTCTTGGATTTTGTTGTCATCCAAAGCAATGATTTCGTCAAATGATACCCGCTCCTTCACCTCAGTGACCGTTGCAAATGCCATGTTACTTCACCTCAACGATAAAACCGGAGCGGATATAGCCTGCGAGGAATGGCGACGGACTCTCTGGCAGCTCTTTCTCTTGGTCTCCAATTAAGGTAAAGCCGACTTCCTGATAAGAAGTTTTAGAATCAGCGAGTTTGTATTTCTTCTTGGCTGGTTCTTCAGTGGTTGTTTTGGCGACTTCAGGCTCACTATCTAGTGGAGCTTCAGGAGGAGCGGAATTCTCCGCTCTCAAATCTGCCTGCAGCTGGTCCAACTCTTCCTGCGTATGCTCTTCTTTTAATTTCTCTGCATCGTACCCTTTATCGGGAAACTCAGCGACGATTTCTTTTGCTGTATCGATTTTAGCCATTAGGGCTGCCTCCTTATCGTGCTGCATCCAATGTCAGGATTAGACGAGCATCCGTATTGAATGGCACGTAGTCTGATGTTTTCGTAGCGTAAGACCCTTCAACCTGTGTCTTCACGTTGCGTTCGTTCTCAACAGAGAATGGTTTGAATGAATACTCAGCAAGTGCTGAAGTCGTATCGACCAACATGATGCGGTTATCCGGAATCTGATCCGAGATGAATGGAGTCGTATTCAAGACATTTGGCATGTTGCCCTCTTTCAATTCATTCATGAAGATCAATGTGCCATTCGCTTCTTTCTGAGTCGCCCAAGCCTCGGCCGTTTTCAAGTTCATGGCGCAGCGGTTGAATGACAATCCGTATTTCTGGTTGTGGTATTGCGTCGCATACCAGATATCCGACAGCTTCCAGTCGTTCGCTGTTTTAACACCCATTGTTTTCGGTGCATCAGATCCGTCTTTGAAGTAACCGTTCAACAAGCGATGAATAGCCACTTTCTCGTCAGTGCGCCCAATTTGACGACCGCGTTCCAGCAAGTGCAACGCAAGTAAATCAAAGCGCATAGAGCGTGCTTCATCGGTGATTTCGATACCCGCTCCGCGTTTGTGAACAAAGATGGTTTTGTCTTGGTTCAGCTTGATCGTCGCAACCGGAATTGGAGCGGCCTGGCCAATTTTCTTCATGTCCAGCTCATCGTTCTCGCCCGTTTCACGCGTGTAATACTGGTAGCTCATCTGGTCCATCGGGATGGTTTTCGCCACCAATTCGCCGGCGCGGCCAGCTGCTTCATAGCCCTGACGGAATCCGTCTTCCAATACGGCATTGAATAGCGGTTTCGTATTGTCGTTCGCATAAAGCTCCCGGACTTGATGTGCCCCAATATTTTCAATACCTAATGCACGGATGGCATCTTTCACTGTTAATCCTTCGCTTGCTAGATACGAGCGGAAGGTAAGTGAATCATTCTTGGTCATCAAGTCATCTGCTAGACCTGAAATGGCACGGTCCTTTTGAACCGCCGTTTTCATAGCTGAGCGAAGATCACCGCCGTTCTTAAATTCGACGATTTCGCCGCGTGAGTTTTTAAATTTACCTGTAAAATTCATTCGTCTTTTCCCCCTTTACGGAATTAATACTTCTACTTTTTGTCTAACTGTATCTACTTTGACCACATAAGTTCCGTTGGCCGCTGCTGCCGCTCGTACTCCGCCAGCTCCGTCTGCTTCTACTGAGTTTCCTACAGCAATTGCTCCAGTGTATTTAACTGCAACGTTGCGAGAGAAACCAGCAGCATGAACGCCAAGCGGTGTTTCTACATCACGCGCAGTGTCTTTTGATACCAATTGAACAGCCTCGCCTGCTGCCGCTCTACGCGCTTGATATGGGCCCGTATTAGCCAGAACCAAGATATCTCCCGGCATAATTGGGTTTTCTGGTGTAGCGTCTGTCGCAAAAACTGTTAAAGAAAGTCCAAAGCTATCTGGTAAAACTCCACCGATTTGATCCATTATTCATTGCCTCCTTTGTATGCTTCCGATACGTAGATTTTTTCTCCATTTTCATCGATATGGCGACCGCCTACATTATCAGGCTCGCTTTGACGCCCTGGTGTGAAGCGCTGCTTCGTCATGCCGTCATATGATTCAATTTCGCCTTTGATGAATTCGATATCCGCAGAACGGATCAACATATTTTTATAAGGCTCCGATTTAAAGCCTTCGCCTTGTGCACGGACACGGGATTCAACTGCTTTGTCGACTAGATCAGCCAAATACTGGCGCCCTTGCTCCGCTTCCGTTTTCAGTTGTTTCACGCCTTCTGGTGTAGCGGCATCGCCTAATTCATTGCGGATTGCAATGTCGTCTGGCTGACGGAATGTTTCCCCCTCCGTTGCCAGCACCTCAAATACGGCCCGCTTTTCAATTTTGTTTTCTTTCAAATCACTTCTCAGTTGTTCCAATAGATTCATATTGGCTCCTACCTCCTTTTGCTTAATTAAAAAAGAGCGGCTTCCATTGTCCAAGCGGACGTTGAATCGCTGCTCTAATCGATGTACTTTGTCTAATGCCAGTTCGCCCTGTTGTGCGTATTGTCGTGCTTTGTCGATGTATGCGCCTGGCGTAGCGCCTTTGTAGACGGTTGATACTTCTCGCAATCGTGCATCAACAATCCATGCAAACGACATGCGGCTATGTTCATCTTCGAGTCCTGGAATATGTGGACAATCCGAATCCCATAAATCCTTTCCACAGCTTCCGCACCGGTACGAGCCACCGCCAAAGCCGACCGACATATCACGGATAATACCCGCTCGGATTTGTCGAATTGTGTCGTCTGTTTTATTGCCATTTACCGTCAATCCACGCATGATGTACCAACTACCACGAACACTGCTAGAAATTCCGGATTCATCACCAGTCGTGATAACTTCGCCATCATAGGAGCGGCCATATGGATTCACATGGATGTTATGCCCTTCTTGCAAGGAAACGCCGTTCTTCAAATCGTCCGCATAATTGCGAAGCGTCGTTGTCGGATCCATGCGGGTAAAGTAGGCATCCATACGGTCATTGGAGCAATTCCCACTGAAGGTGAAAACGTCCTCAGCTGATACTGGATCCAGCGTGTGCCGGTTGATTTTTTCCAAGTCGATATCTTGGTCCGGCGTCAGGATAACACGGGCCGGCAAATGCAAAATGTTGCTGACTTCCCCCAAATTTATTCACCTCCTCTCAATAAGTGTTCTTCACCTTGTAGAATCCGCTTATACCAACAACGGCACTGAATTACGTTAGAAGCTGATGCACCCATGGAAGAATCTCCCGGGAACATCAGCTCTTCGACTTGCCCTTTTCCGTTTTCCACTCGAAACGGTTCATCAAAAGCGACGACTTGATCATTAGCTTTTTGGTGCCCTGGTCGAGTACGGTCTTGTTTAGCAGAACGCCAAATCTTACCTATAACCAAGCCACTTTGCCGGTCGGAATCGTTCTGTCCAGTACGAGCCGCTCCGAGCATTTCTGTTCGGGCTATGACTCGAGCTCTAGCTTTACTGAACCCCTCGTCTTCCTGTAATGCCTTTGCCGCTTTATCAATGCTATATTTACCTTCAGCGACCACATCCCAAAGGGACATGATGACACGCTCGTCCGTCGCGTCCTGTATGAATTCAGCCGAGCGGCGGGAGCGGTCACTTAATGCGCGTAATAGTACTTCGTCCTGCGAATTGAAAACAACATCTGCATCGAACGTCAATGCGCTCACTTCTCCCGCTGTCACAGCAGCCAGCGTCATCCAGTCTTGCCCCAGTTCATTCCACAAGGCTAATTGTTCAGAACTGTCATAAAGGATATTGCTCTCCACCCAGTCGCGGAAAACTTCAATTGCCTCTTCATCCGAACTTAATGGAGTGCCAGCCGCCTTCATTCGTGCAATGTATTCTTTCCGTTGGTACTCCAAGAAGCGGCCGAATGCATCTTCAGCCTGGTCTGTAATCTCAGCAACTTGCTCGGCCCAGGGCTCTTCCGTTTCGCCGATGAATGCCTCTGCGCCTTCTTCTACTTCATCATCGGCTCGGTTCTTTCCCATCATTCGGGTAGCGCTTGTCGGTGGTCTGAATTGATTTAAGACTGGATTTGTAGGTGTTCCCACTGCATCATGCCCTACAATCTCATTGGCTGCTTCATTGTTATCAATCCATCCTTGTTGAACCTGTGTAATTATGGTGCTGGTGCGCAATTGCTCTGCCTGCGCTTCAAGCATGGCATTACGTACTGGAATGTCATTGAACGTTACCTTGGCACGTCCTTGAAACCCCTGTATCTGCAGGTAAACGTTAAAAGACCGCTCCATTAGGCGCTTAATCGTTCGCTGGATGCTTTTCACACCCGCTACGAATATTTGCCATTGGACGGTCCCATGTGTTTCAGTTGTGCCTTCATTGCGGCCTAAGAGAATCGGCAGCATCTTCAGAGCGGAAACGATTTGCTGATTGATAACCTCGATGACTCGAGTCGCATCCATCGACTTGCTACCCGCTCCGCCTGCTGTTGTGACCTTGACCGAATCGGTATGGATGAAATCCGCGTCAGGTTCTAACTCAGAGAATTGTTTCTCAACGCTACCAACAAATTGCTGAACAAACTTCTGCACTTCTTCGCCGTCATGCTTAATTTCATCGGGCAGTGCGTTCATGATTGCTTCTTCTACGATAGAAATATCAAAGCGTTCATAACCTTGATGGTGAATAACCCGCTGCAAATCTTTTAGCACCTGCACTTGGAAGAAAACAATCTGCAAAATCGGCAGGAGCGGCGAACGTCCGTATGGATCTCCAACATCCGGGTCTAGCGGATAATAAAAAACAGTCTCCGGATTCAATACTTTGAGTGATCCGTCAGACTGCTTCTGTACCATTTCGATTTTATTTTCTTTATTCCGCAAGAAATCGATGGTCGTTGCTTCGACAACATGAATATCCACCACGTCGTCCAGGTTCTCCGTCAATTCCACTTCTGCAGCAAATCCGCCGCTTGTGTAGCCTGCCATCGTCCAAACGCCTACTAGCTGGTCCATCCCACCGCCGTATAACAAGCCGACACGTTTCGCCAAAGCTTCAAGCTGTTCAGTCATGGCGTCATCAACCGTTCCATCCGGCCGTTGCGCTTCTACTTCAAAGCCGCTATTGACCAAACGCTGTAGATTCCAAATGGCCATGCTGGCATCCGGATTCAAATCGCGAATTACCCGTAAGCTGTCAATGACTTCCTTCGAGCTGTATGATTTGCGGCTAAGAACCTTTTCATAAAGTCCCCATTGCTGCTCCCATTTGAATTCCGTTTGCTTGGTGCGTTTTGCACCAGCTGCAGCCGCTCTTACTTGTTGGCGCAGCTTCCGTTCTCGTTTCGGTTTAAACCAATCCATGAGTCCCAATCACTCACCCCCTCTTTACTCCGCCGATCATTGGCGGCAATACGTGCTTTTTCTCTTCCGGCGCTTCATGCCAGCGAGATAATGCTTGTGTCATGCTATCAACGTCATCATCGTTCTTGCCGAACGGAAAAGTACTGAATTCCCCTACGTAATCATGTATCCAAGGGGCAATAGAGCCGTCGGGCAGATAAACGTTGCCCGCTTCCACCTCTGGGGACACCGCTTGAGCTCGCACCACTTTCCCGCCTTTTGGATTCACCGGGATAAGGCCCGGTATTTCCTTTGTCAGCATCTCAATGACCGCGGTGCCGTTTGCCTTGTCCTCAATAAGTTTTGCTCTGGCTTGCGGCCATTTAGCGGACATGGTTCGAATAGCTTGCATCGTTCCCTTGATGCCCATCTTCTCTTTTACGCGGTCCAACAAATACTTATCCGCTCCAATGCGCCCCCATACTTGTCCAGAAACAAAGTCGGAGGTTTCAGCATCCTTGAACGTACAGTCCCAAGATTGAATGATTTCATCAAAACGAGCGGGAGCCACTTTATAGAACTTCCACCACTCCCGTTTGAAGATGGTACCGCCTGCAGGAGCGGGACGTTGTTGATAAAGAGCGTTCCATGTTCTGGTACCGACCTCGGTCATCTTATCCTTCGCCCATTTGGCATCATAACCGAGCTCTGCGCAAAGCGGCTCGCCAATTTCGCGGCCCAGCAAATCATCTTCGTCTTCTGCAATGGCCGGCATGCGGATCCGCTCCCAATCATAGGGAGAACGTTCAAGCAATCGCCCGATTAAATCATCTTCATGCCAGCGCGTCATAATGACAATGACAGAAGCACCTTTGTGTAAACGTGTGGATAATGTGGATTCCCATTCATCCCATACTTTGTCTCGAATGGTTTGGGAATTTGCCGCTTCCGAGTTTTTAAACGGGTCATCGATGATTAATAGGTCTGCCCCTTGGCCAGTAATGGAACCGCCGATACCCGTGGAAATCATACCGCCACCAAAACCAGCTACATCCCAGTTACTTTGAGAAGCATTTATTTGAGACAGCTTCACATCGAATAGCTCTGGACCGTATTCTTCAAGCTTCGCCCGATTCAAGCGCCCAAACTTCTTGGCCAATGTATCCGAATAAGAAGCAGCAATAACCCGCTTCTCAGGACGTTTGGAAAGATAATAACTTGGAAAGCTCTCGGTAACAGTCATTGACTTCCCGTGCCGCGGTGGCATTTCGATGAACATATACTTCTGTTTGCCTCGAGCAATCGGTTCTAAGCGTTCAGCAATGTATTCAGTATGCCGAAAATGCTTGTAATTCCCTCGGTGGACATGGACCACATAATCGCGATAGGAGCGGCGAGCCAGTTCCGCCTGCGCTTGTCTAGCAATCTCTTCCCGCTGCTTATCCGTCAGTTTGAGCAAGTTTCCTCAACTCCTCGACAGACAGGCCAGAGAGATCCAGCTTGTTTTCCAATCCGCCGCTGTGCTCGATTTCCTGTTTATCACGCCACTGTCCAGGCTTCCGGTTCTTCAGCCAGAAGATTTGAGCGGTAACATCAGGAGCCACTTGTTTGGCCACTCGCTTACTAACAACTTCCGCTGTTCGAGGAATGGATGCAATGAACCGAAGACGTTCCTCAGTAGTCGCTTTAGGATTCTGCTGATTGAACACGTCCAGTTCTGCATCAATCTTTTCGTCGTAAGCTTCACGGCCCACTTCAACGCTAATATAGGTGACTTCTTCATAATCGTATCCAAGAGCACGTTTAAGCAGCGCATTCTCTACCTGGCGATCAACGACTTCCTTGCCCTTTTTTAGGGTGTCCGAAATGTCCGGGTACTTCTTCTTCCACTCATTTAGTGTCGAGCGGCTAATACCGATATTATGAGCAATCTGTTCATCAGTTAATCCGTCTCTTGCCCATCCATTAAGGAGCGTTAATCCTTCTTCTGTAATCCATTCAAGGTACTTGCCTTTAGCCATCTTTCTACCACCCACTCTCGCGCTATTCGCTTTTTCAGACATAATAAAAAGCACCTCCGAAGAGATGCCACTTTCGCTTTATCTTATTTCATAAATTTTCGTTTTAGTACTAGGTATACGATGCGTTCTACTGCTGTCATCTGCTGTTTTATGGACATAATTTTCTTTTATATCCACAACCCTATACCTCTTTTCATTATCGTGATGATTTAAATGCGTAGATCCACTGAGAATTATCACATTTCTATTCTCGAGCATAAACAAGTAAATTTCACGAGAAGAGTACATTTCATCAAGCTCTAAAGATTTTGGTACCTCATCTTCAAAATAAGCCATACTTTCACCTCCCGCTTAATTATATTCTCTGCGGAAGGAATGAAACCCTTTTATGTCAGTATAAACCACCCGAATTTTTCGGGGCTGTGGGAGGGACTGTTCTCTCGAACGCATCCCCTCTTTTTTTCTCCCCTTCATATATAGTGACTTCGTACGGCAAGCGTACGGCAAACGTAGGTCAAGAAACTCTTTGTGCTATCTTCTTTTTGGCGCGTTCAATATAACTCTGAGCTGTTGATTTCCCTACTCCTAGGCCTTGCGCAATCTTCGCCACACTAACCTGTCTACCGATATGAAGAATGTAACAATGACGTTCTCGGAAAGAAAGGGCGGCAAAAATGTCGGCCATAATGATTTTTTCTTCTGGCGACATATAGAGGTGTTTCGGACCCTCTTCCAATTGCTCGGTGATATCCGGAATAAAATCCATGCTTTGGAATGACCGATGCTGGTAGACGTTCTTTTTGTCAGCTCCCCTGTAGTTATTCGGATCTCTGCCTGTCTCAAGCCACTTCAAAACAAATTCCGTTTCTTCGATTATGCTATTGTACTGAGTCAGGTCCAGTCGATCCGTTGGATTTTTCTTATTCAATCTCGCTCGCTGCTTTTTATATCCTTCAAGATTCTTCTTGTACAGTAAAATCATTTCGTCTGCCCAGATCGTCATTCTGATTACCTCCTATCGATTCCGTCGTATGGCTCCGCCCTTTGCTCTTCTATAAGTCTGTTTATTACAGCCCATCAAATCTGCCCAATCAATGTCGTTGAGCGATTCTTTAAACTTTTGAAATTGGCGTTCGTTTTTTTCTTTCAGTTCCGGCTTATCTGAGAGCCCTTTTTCTGTTAGTTGTTGCTGCAACGTTCTCATAACCTCATCTCTCCTTTTTGGGAAATAAAAAAGAGGACACCAAAACAGCGGTTAAGCTGTAATGATGTCCTCCAGTTGGCTGGTGCGGACTATCTATATTCATTGTCAATTTTTTTCTTAATCTCTTTTAGCTTTTCCTCTGTTCGATGTAGTAGAACTTTATATTTCTCGGTTAACGTAGAATCATCTGTTACAATCATATATTTTAAATGATCTAAACAAAGATTCAAATCAGACATCTCTTGAATCATGTTTAAAGGTATCAGGTTCTTCACATCATTTTCATAAAATTGAATTGCCTTATTAAACCTAGAAACATTTTGTTCTTTCAGCTCTGGCCTAGTCGCGCTTTCGTATGATCCTGAAAAAATGATGGCCGAAGTAATAGTGGGTATATAATCAACAAGTATGGCCCTAACTACTTTTTCGTGCCTCTCTTTATGATGAGCTTTCTGCATCCACCAGTTTTCAAAAAACTTGCCTAGTCCCGAAAGACACGCCCCTAGAACAGTGCTCGCTAAAGCAGTCAATGCGACTAATATTTCTGTACTCAAAAATCTTCCCCCTCATTAAATTCGTTCGTTTCCACTTAGCTGTAATAGTTGGGAACACACCAAAACAGCGAAATGCTGTATTAATGGCCTTCATTATCCAGTAGAAAGTTTTTATTTATACACTTTCAATTTTTCATTCTCGCTCTTCAATTGATTATATTCTTTTTCCAGGTCCTTTAATTGACTTCCGAACTTATTGATCTGTTCATTTTTTTCTGCGATACTTTTAGCGAGCTTTTCATTAGAATTTCTAGCTTCTTCTAATTGAGGATATAGGTCTTTAACTTGCTGAACCAAAGAAGTGAATTCTGTTCTTAATTCTTTAACTGTAGAAAGCTTATAGGTAAAGGACCTTACGCCTACAACCATTAATACGAATCCTAAAGCCATTAATGTTAAGTCTGCCGACATGGGATTTAATATCTCTAGCAATCTAGGGAACATATTTAGTACCACTGGCAAATAGATTACTGACAAAATACCACCAATAAAAGATAAACCATAGAACCACAAAATAAATTTGTTCATTCTTTCAGCAATCAGTATTCCATCTGATAGAGCCAAAAGAAAACTGGATACAGTAGCCCCGAATAAGAATTCGTTAGGAACGGTTCCTCCGAAGAAATTGGTTATTATCGGAATTCCTATCATACCAAGACCAACAAAAACTATAATAGTATCATTAAGGCGATATGCTTTATCTAAATTTATATCGCTCTCTTTATTAACACTCAAAACTCTTCCCCCTCATCAAAATTCACGCGCTTCACTTTCCCTTTATACGTGACGATGCTCGTATGCGCATGAGAAGGAAGTTCGACCAGTTTAACCTTACCCTCGGATATAATCAAAGCGCAGCTTAACGGTAGTTCCATTATATCCAATTTCAGTTCCCCTGTCTCCGAAATATTTACATCAGTTAATCTCATATGGCGACCTCCCTCAAAGTCCATAAATCCCTTGCTGCCGTTTCGTTATCAGATTCCGTTCAGCGTGATCGAACACCAGAAGTGCAATCTCACTGGGCCGTCTCTTCATCTTTTTGGCCATGTTCTCCACGCTGATTCCGGCAACCCACATCTCCTTGAAATCTGCAAGCTCGTTTTCCTCAAAAACAAGGTCCAGGTTCAAGTTGTCGTCTTCGAAAAGATGATAGTCCATGGCGATCCTCCTTCGCCTGCTTCATTCAGCAAATCAGTTTCAACTGTTGAGATTCTCTATCTTCTTTTGCATAATTTCCGCTTAGTATTGCATCAAATATCGCTTCAAGTACTGAAACAACAATGCTATTCCCAGCAAGAGCATATAGAGTCGCATTGCGCTTACCTTCTTTGGTCGGAAATTCTTGTAGCATAAGATCAAAATCTTCATCATCAAAATCCATTAACCTCCACCATTCACGTTCTGTCGGGTAACGATATCGGCCGTCTTCCATTTTAAATACACCGGCACTGGGGCAACGATCCGGACGTTCAGTAATGGTGTTGCACACATTGACTATGGTTTCGATATAACGAAATTTGTTTTTATTTGACTCGATTTCTTCTACGCTCGCTAAATCTTTTAAGCGATTCAGCATTGAAGGTATTTTGACGACATACTTTTCAATATCATTAATTTCATTTTCTTTTTGTCTAAACTCACTCATTGGCCGTAAAGGTCTATGCATTAACTTATTGAAATCAAACTCTTCATGTCCGAGAATGGATATGCAAAATATTCGTTCGCGAGTTTGCGGTATACCAAAATCCATAGCATTTAAGATCTGATAAGAATTTGTATAACCGAGGTCTTCCATTTCTCGTAAATACTCTTCAAATATCGGTCTTTTGCTTTTGAAGAGAGCTCCTCGAACATTTTCCCAGATAATAAACTTTGGACGCCATTCACCCATCTCTTTAACAATACGGATAGTTTCAAGCATTAATTCTGACCTGCCTTGATCATTATTTTGATTAGCTGATGAATTATCTTGGCAAGGACTCCCGTGCACTAAAATGTCCGGACGTAAGTTCCATCCTCGAATATCTTGTTGGTTATGCTTAAATGGATTCATAGCATTGTAAGCCCGAACGCGATTTTCCTTCCATTCGACGTAATCAATTAGCTTATGTGGAATCTCTTTTCGTTTTAAAGCTTTTCGGGGTGCGCCGATGCCTCCAAAAAGTTCTAGTATTTGAATCATCTCCTCCCCCACCCCTTCCCTTTTCGCTCAACCACCACGAGCTCTTTGCCGTAGCGTTTTTCAAACAGCTTCTGTCGCAAAGGAAAATCTCTTCCGACCGGACCGCCCTTCACATCAATGACTTCCTCAAAACCATCAATGTAAGTGACTCGGAAATCTGCTGTATAGCCGATTCCTGGCTTCTCTCGCTTGCCGTAACCCTTGCATAAGGTGCAGTTAATCGGATTGCCTGTGCGCGGACTGGGAAGCTTTCCTGTGCCACTGCATCGTTTGCATTCCACTTGGTACCGATCGACCAGCTGATAGAATGGCTGCAGCTCGATGTTCAGAACTGCAGGATCCTTTTTCAATTGTTTGTAATAAGCAAGTTCGGTCAATGAATCGAACTGATGACCCTCGAATTCCGCCTGTTTGGAAATGTATTGCCGTGCTGGTTTTTTCGTTCTGGGCCGGCTGTTTCTCAAATGCTCACCCCTCAATTAATCTTCATCATTCGGTCGTATGCTTCACATACTTCGCGATCACTCATGTTTTCAAAGTATTTTTTGTCTTTAAAAAGCATGACAGAAAGAGTTTCAATCATGCCTTCTCGTTCTTCTGCGCTCACTTGCTGCATCTCCTTATTTGTTCCCATGATCCAACACATACCGGCGATTCCCGATTTGCAGGACCGTAGGGACGTCTTTCTTAGTTTTCAATACCTTAGCGACAGGACGGTAGATTTCGCCTTTGGTGCGCTTCTTAATAGTCATTTTCTTGTCTCGCGTGATTAATTTGATTCTTGTTCATGTACGCCGATTCGATTTGCTCCCACGTAAACCCGAGCATTTCGCCAATGCGATAAAGCGTACTAACCAGCCGCATGTATTCAACCGAATCCTCATCTGACTCAAATCGGGTTATGCGGTAAAACAGGTTATTGAATTCGGCAGCCCGATCGCCTGTCTCCTGATTCTTTACAACTTTCGAGAAGTCCAATAGCTCGTACCCGAATTCCAATCCAAGGCTGATTGTGAAGTGCCAGACATCCACCAGTTCCACCAATGCTTTTTCGTAGTTGTTTTTCTTGTTCGACCAAAACTTGAAGATTTCCGGCAGTTCATTAGCCAGTTCACCAGCTTCAACAAAGATGGCCACGAACTTTTTCGTAATTCTTTCACGTTGTTCTGTCGGATGTTTCTTCTCAATCTCCGCATCCAATACACGCTGCACTTCAAACAATTTACTCAATTCCATCTTCAATCCCCCTTATTGGTTTACATCCACTGGATCCACACAAGACCAAGAGCAACATTTCCGGAAAAGATAAGCGAAACCTTGATTGCTTCGCATCGATTGTTCCAGCCTACTGAAATACGAGTCCCAATTGCGTTCATTGAGCAACCTCCTTTTCGCGTTGTTTGGCCATTTGCGCTTTCCGGACCGCACTTAATCTTTCGTCAGCCAATCCTTTATCGCTCTTCCACTTTTGAAGTTTACTGATGGACCAACCGATTTTATGTGCAATCTCTCGATTTATTAATTCGGCTTCTCGTAATTCAAAGTAAATTCTTGGAGTCAGGTAGACTTTGCCTTGTGCCACTAAAGAAGCAATTCGCTCCTCACGTTTCGGATTAGGCAAGGCGTTTATTTGATCTCCGATTGCTCGTATTTTAATGGCCGCTGGACATTGGCAATTTACTTTTATCGTGCATGCTGCACATTCTTGGCAGCGATAGGGATTTAACTGATCAATCTGGAACAGAAGCTGTAATCGTCTTGCTTTGATTGCTTTTTTCACATCCACCCTCATGGATTTACCTCCTCTTTTTGGTACCGCGCTTTATGGTCGAACTATTCTTTCGGATACAAACCAACAGAACTTAAATGTCTGCCTATTTCTACATTGAAATTTTGTTTATACAGGCTATTAGTTCTCCTGCTAATGTTTATGTGACCGCATTGAGGGCAGAAATCATATTTGTGTTCGTCCATCGACTCTTCCCACGGGCATTCATTGCACCAATACAAATACTTTTTCACGTATTCACCCCGTTTCATTCTAAAGTGCGGTACAGAGTTGAAAACGAATCTTCAACTACCGTACCGATTGGGCGGACTATAAGTTAATAACATAAACGTAAATCCATTCACCAAACTTACGTTTTTCATTTTGATGATTGAACGTTCTCTTCACTTCCATCACTAAATATTCCTTGTTTTCACGATTGTCCTTATCCCCGAATTCAAGAATGTCGCCTTTGGATGGGATGTTATTGCTTGGTATTTCAGCGATGATTTTGTCGCAACCATCGTGGTCATGATAACTGCCAAGACCACTTTTAAATGCTACATAAAACATATTCTTCATCCTCTCCTTTTCATTCAAAAGTGCGGTACCGTTATTTCTTCCGCTTGTTCAGCCGGATCTGCTGGCCGTTGTAATACATGTATAGATTCGATTGATCGGGACGGTATTTGATTTTGCGACGATTGCGCAGCCACTGGTTAAGGCGACCGCGCATCTCATTTAGCCAATTCATCCGACATTATCCATAGCCTGCAGCAACTCTGCATTCAATTCTTCTTCACTGAGCCGTTCAAACTTCTGGCCCTTATACTTTTCATTCCAATATTCTTCAGTGAATTGGAGCCCTGTATAGACTCGCGTGACAATCGGGCTACTCGGAACATCCTGTCCGGCATCAAATGCAATCCATGCTGATGGATCGGCTCCAGCGATATAGCCTTGGAACGTTCCTGTCTTCCAGCCGTGATGATAGACGTGCAACTGGTCCCCTTTTTTGAGTTCGTTCATTTCTTGGTAGGTCATCCCTCAATGTACCACCCTTCTTTTTGTCTCATTTTGATTCCGATCGGCCGTAACGGTTCGTACAACCAAACCTTTTGTCCGCCTTCCCAGCGATACAGCAACACCCACTTCGACCGAGCCATCAGAACCACGGGCTCGCTTTCGTTTCCAAATCCCGTTGCAACTGCGCCTTCACTACATAAGCACGCAAGTCGTAGTATTCCAAGTCTGCAAGAGCCTCCCCGTTTGGTCCTTGCAGGATTCCGTAGCCTTTTAGTTCCTCAATCCAAAATTCACGGTGCCGGTCGCGATGCTTCATCCCTTATCCCCCCCTTAAATTGTCAGTCAATTAACCCTTTTGAACCGGATAACTATTCCTCTTTTTTGGTAAAATATTGACAGTTAGTGGCTAAAAAGCTAGCTACTCTTTATTACCGCCCTTTCTCGACGCTAATTTTTCGAGTAGCTTTTGTTTTTCAGCATCCAAATCCTGTGATGGTGGAACTGTTTCCGGTGCTTTTTCGGGTTCTGGTGCATTCAACCAGTCTGGAAGAAGTTCTTCGCGAATAGGCTTGTTCCGGTAATTTTGTGGCTGTGCTTTCTTGCGACGTTCGAACTCTTTATCAGCAGCCGCTACGTCATTCAGCGTTTTGATAAGCTGGCTCTTCCAAGAAAGAAGGATGGAATCAGCAAAGTTTAGTTTGTGCCTAGCATTTGCTTCGACTGCCCGTTTTAATGCCTCATGAACCAGCTCCTCAGATGATTCATCAATCATTACACTAAGACGATCTGCAATATGTGGAGTAAGAAGAGCTATGTTGTCACCGTAGAATCGAAAAGCCATTCCAGGCGAATCTGCAGCAACAACAGCTTTTGGTTTTAAATCCTCTTTCTCTTGTTGTTGTAGTTCTTTATCTAGTTCTATATTTAATTCTTCTTCTAGTTCTAGTTCTAGTTCTAAATCTAGTTCTAGTTCTGTTGCGTGACTTGGCGTGACTGTCACGTGACGGTCACGTGACCTGTCATTAATAGGTGTGATTTCATTTTTTTTTTTGTTTTTCTCGGGTGGCCCAAGACGTTTAGTTTCTCGTTCTTTTTGCTTCCGCAACCTATTCTGTTCGCGTATCTTATCAAGTCCGGCTACGTTTTGATGCTTTTCCCAATTCGATATACTGATAAAATGATTTTCGTCTACATCAATCATTCCAAAATTCCTGAAAACTTCTAACGCCATTCGGACAGTTGATAGTGGCCTGTTAAATATAGTTGCCAGCATTTCATCGGTGTAAGGAATAGTTTCACTTAGGTAAATATAGCCGTTGGCGTTTGCTCTGCCGGCCTGGGAAAGCAATTTCACCCATACGATCAAGATCGTATCCGCTTCCGGCATGCTCTCAATCAGACGTATCTTTTCATCCTCAAACATCTGTGTACTTAGCTTGATCCATTTAACGTCGCTCATTGCCAATCCCTCAACTTCCTCATATATTGCAATAACTTTTAAAATGAAGGGGATCCCTCAATCCCCCTCATTCAGTTCTTAAACCAATGTCTGATCGTGCACGCTTGGCTTTTTCTCTTTTGTTTCTTCGGTTACTTCTGGTTTCTCATCCAGCACCGTGTAGTCCGTCACATCGATCACACTGCTCATGTCTTCGTTGATTTCCGTTTTAATTGTGGAATCAGCTTCAACCGTTTTCTGCAGCTCAATGGACTTCGGTGCGTATTTCAGAACTTCTTTTAAGACCGTCTTCTTGGCCATTGCGTCGTAATTGGTCTTCCAAGGGCTTGTCCAGCCTTTTTGAACAGCTTGCGAGAACTTCTGTGCATGATTCTCGATGCGTTCTCTTGTCCAGTACACAAAATCATAACCCCCGTTTTTAAGGTGGTAGACTGCGTAATAACCGACTGGCTCGCCTTCTGGCACAGCTGCAGGTTTGTGAATCAAATCCTTAATTAATCCGTAGCTAAATTCAAATTCATCATTCGCGTAAACTTCATGGGCATAAATTGCTTTGTATTGCCCACTACGGACGGCTAAATCGATGAGGCCTTTATAACCCAGTTGGAATTGAACTTGCTTACCATAAGGGATCAGGTAAGCCTGACCGAGTCCTGTGTTTGGCTCCACACCAAGTTGTGCTGATTGCATGATGGCTGCCAAGAAAGACGTTTGGTCGCATTCCAGTAATTTCGGTGTGGTGCGAACGGCTGTTAGCGCAATACGAGCGATTCGATCGGCATCCATGTGTTTAGGGAGAGCCCGTTGAATCTCTGGACCCATCCGTTTTAATAGAGCGTTCAGTGTTTGCTCGGGTGCTGGTTCTTTCTTCGCCACCTGCGAGCTTTTCTGTGCTAATTGATTTTTGACTGCTTCGTTTGTTGCCATGAATGAGTTCCTCCTATTTCACGATGAACCGGCGTGCGGTTGATGTGTTTGTGTATTTTTTATAGAGATCCGGTTGTTCAGCTTTCAAGCGCTTGGAATCAATTCGGTTGGTTTCGTAATTCTTCCAAGTGACAACCCGTTTAAGCGTGTAGCCTTTTTCGTTTTCGCCCAGGAGCGCTTTAATTCGATTTTCGTATTTCTTCTTTTGTGTTTCGAAGGCCTTAATGTCTTCTGCCAGCTGGTCCATCGCTTCAAGCATTTGTTCAACATCGCCTGGTAAGTTAATTTCGGATGTCGGTTCTGCCTGCGGATAAAGTGCCTTTAAAAGCTCACTGGAAGCGTCTGAGCCATCAAATACCGGCGGAACTTCCGCAAGTACGTGATTCTCCCAAAAGTCCTTCTCGATGCCGATTAAGTACTGAATCAGTTCTTCATCCCGTTCAATTCGTTTATGAATGAATTTGTTGCCGCCAATCAGCACGGCGATGTGCCAAGCCTTGTAACCGGTAACGGCCATGTAATGCTGGCATTGAAGCAGATACGCTGCCGGAACCTCTTCGTCTTCCCAATCACCTTTGAGGTATTCGGAAGCCGTCTTGCACTCCAGGCCTTCCTTCTTGCCGACAATCAACCGATCCACGTTCGCCAGCATGAATGAATGCTCCGGGTGTTGCAGAATGGCGTTCCGTTTTCGAACTCTCATGCCCGTTCTTAGCGAAAATTCCTGCGCCACAATGTATTCCATGACGTTGCCCCAGTAGGCTGCTTCGCCTGCGTTATCTTCGTCTGGGGATTGCCCGGTTTTATCAAGATAGACACCGATGGGCGATTTCCATTTATTCAAACCGGCAATGGCTGATACGTCACTGCCGCCTATCCCTTTTCTCCGTTGTTCCAGCCACTCCGCGCGGCTCATTTCCTGGGTAGAGATTAACGATTCTGCTCGCATTGATTTCCCTCCATTTCGCATGCTATAATGGGCGTATGTTTAGTCTTTCTTTGCCCGGGAGACGGTGAGCCGCTGTTGACGCAGTGGCTTTTTTTATGCCCGAAAAGCATGTTCCGGTTCCGAATACTTACATTTGACCTCTTGCCAGACCGAGAAAGTCATTCCATCCGGCCAAACATTATTTTCAATGGCGTTGATCAGTTCATCTTCAAAGCAACCTTCACATTTTTGTGGCTGACCGGCTGGCTCAGCGTTAATGAAAGCGCCGCAACCTTCACAAAACACGCCGTTTAGAAAGGTTTTTTCAACTTTCCGCATGTTCATTCTCCTTTCGTGATTTCACAATAATTGCATTTTCAACATGTTCCACGGTGTAACCGTCTTGCCGCAGCAACGTGATGATAAAGATGGCTTCACGCGAACTTCCGAGGTATTCTAAAGCAAAGACGGTTGCGATGTTGCCCATTGCCTCTGAAATCTGAATGATGTTACGGATATCCGCCATCTTTTCGGATGTATTGAATGTTGCTAAACTGACTGCTGCTTGTCCTTGCGCTGCCACTTACTCACCTCTTTTCTGATGGATTGAATCCCATCAATAAGCCCAGGACTGATTCGGGGGAATGGCATTCCCGGACTTATTGACGAGAGCCAAAGCTCGTCGTCACTTATTCTTTCACTTCTTCAAAAACACTCTCTCCCTCATAAGTGAGTGAAAAGTCTTTTGACTCATCAGCGTAGTAATATTTCTTTTGAAATCGATATTTTTCTGGATATTGAACAAGCATTGATTCAACTTTTCCGTCTTTCCAATTGACTTGAAGTATAATAACAATGGCTTTATGGAATTTTTGATATAATTTTGGTTGTTTTTGATTTTGAATCATTATTTTCCTCTCCTAATGTGGTATGATTTAAGTAGATTATTTTTCGAAACGCCGGCTGACCCATCAGTCGGCTTTTTTACTGCCATTTTTTAAGCTGCCCCACTGTGAACCTAATGCGAAACTAATCAAAACAATCATGCTGATCGATATGTAGTTATGAAGAAATTCGCCGGGTTCGATAATCATGAAAGCCACCCTTTCGCTTTGAGTTGTAAGTAATGATTCTGCCAAGTATCCACGAAACTGATTTCCAAGTTCTCACAAAGTATGGCTACCATATGTTCGAGTGCTGTCACGGCTTCGACCATTTCCTCTAACACTTTTTCTGCTTCCGGCCGTTCCCAATGCGAAATGCTTTTCAGGGAACGCGCTAAGTTGAACTCACGCAGCGCCTTCATCGCTTCTTCCAGTTCTTCCAACGTCTTCTCCTTAACACTTGCATGATGCAAATCCACATTCGGGCCGTCTAACCATCTTGGGCCTGTGTTGGTGTACTGGTGACGCAACTCAAAGGCGAATCGAGCATTGTCACCCCTTTCCATCATTCGTAGTGCGATATCGGCCTGAACCTTTCGGCTGCCGTTCTCCATTTTTGAGTAAGCTTCTCTTGATAAGTTGAAGTCCAACGCCATTTGCTGTTGGGTTTTCTCTCCTCGTATCTCCCGCATAGCCTCCGTTAATTTTGTCTTTTTCACAAAAACTCTCCCTTTCCCTATTTAGTTGTCTCATTTCGTTACCAAGTTAACTCCGTGTGTACCGTTAGCGACGAAATGTTGTTTTATAATTAACTTATGGAACGAAAAACGCGCTTCTTCCCACCCTCAGGCAGATGTTGCTCGATCCAGTCAAATAGCTTTTCCGTATAGATTTTCACTCCGAACTCCCGGCATACCGGAAAGTCTTTGCGGCCCATCAGTTCAAACATTTTCGACTCGCTGACCCTCAACAGCTCCTGGGCTTCTTGCCTAGTCAGAAAATGTGGCAAATCCCTTTTTGGCTCTACCTTTTCAACCGCCTTCCCCACTTCCTCGCGGATGATGTTCCGCAAATCCTCGACAGACATCACGATCATTGTTGTTTGTTCCATGGTGATTCTCCCTTCTCTACTGGGCGTCCCTCGCGCCCTTTTCCTCGTTTTTAATGAACCTTATGGTCGAACTATTTAGCTTTTGGTTTGAATGGTTCCAGTGTTTCTTTTAATCCTGCGATGCCTTCGAAAAACTCTTTTAGTTCTTCTTCTGAACCAGCTATAAATCCAGCCTTTTGCCATTCTTCCATCAATGCAATTACCGGAAGCATAAAGCCTGTGAAGCCTTCTATATTGTCAATTTGAAACGCTACACCGCCAGCAATATCGTTAGGCGTCTTAGTAAAAGCAATACCTCTTGGCTCTCCGTTTTGGTCTCTGAACACTCCAGAAAACAACGTTCCATCGCCCATCTTGCAAAGTGTCACATCGTTATCCATTTTTGAAATCACTATTATTCCTCCTTCTGCTAATCATTCTACTGAGCGATTAAAGACGCTTCAGATAAAAGCTTGTTAATGAAATACACCTGACCTTTGCCAGTGACCTTTGTGGTTTTGTTCACAGTGATCAAACCGCTGTTATGGTTGATAGGCGTTTCTTTAATCTCAAACAATCCCATTTCCATGCTCCGTTGAGTTGGCGTGTTTCGGTCGGTCCCTAAGCGCTTCACCAAATACCCGTTAGATCGAAGCCATTCAAATAATCGCTTTTCCCCAGTATTCACTCCGTTTTGCTTCAATATCACTGCAAGCTCTCTAATCAAAATTGACGACTCACTTGCTTCAACTGAATCTGCAAAAAGAACTTTCGGCTTTTGTTGCTCCAACTTCAATTCGGCCACTTGCCGTTTCTGTTGTTCTTCTTTTAAGTTAGTCAACAACCCGATTGCAAAATCCGGATTCGCGATTGCTTGGTGCAACGTATCAGGCGTCATGTATGCTCCATGTTTTCTTATCGACGGAAGTACTTGGTCGAATACCCATGATTCAAAGCGTTCGGCTTCAGGAAGTTTTGAATTTGCAATCAAGCGATATAGATTACCTTCATTAATGAACTTCTTTTTTTGGTTTCTTCCAAGTGAATCGATGACCTCGTGAAACACGACCCCATCTTTCTTACAGTGACGATTGATAGCATCGCTTGCATTTGCGTAACCTAATTTCTTAGCCATATCAGTTGCAGGAAAATGAACTTTATCTTCTAAATTAAGCAGCTCTAATCTTCCAAAGTTGGAATGGGAAAAATTTTGCAATTGATTCATGTTTTCGCCTCTTTTCTTTGTTTAATATTTCCTAGTAAGGGTTAGGATGCCCTGGTTAGAGCAATCCTTTCGGTAAATCCTCCCCTTCCTTAGATGGCGACTCGCTTTCTTGTATGAGTTTCTTGTACATTTTGTTTAAATAAAAAGTTGATATCTTCATCTAGTAACTGTGAAATCAAGATAGCTGTTTCTAATGGTGGAGAAATGTAGTTGTTCTCCCAGTTGGCTACAGATTGTTTTCCTTTGTATCCGAGCATCTTTGCAAGCTGATCCTGAGTAAGGTTCTTTTTCTTCCTAGCTTTAATTAGGTTATGATTTTTCATTTTTCTCACCTCCTATGTATGAACAACTTGTACTTTTAGTATATATACAAGATTCTTGTACGTCAACACTTAAATACAATTTTCTTGTACTTTTATTTTTATTCTTAATCAATGATGTACAATATACTTGTACATCAAGGGAGGAGGAATACCATGTTATCAACAAGATTAAAGGCAGCTAGAAAGAGTAAAAGATGGACGCAAGAAGAGTTGGCTAAACGCGTTAATACCACAAAAGCAACAATCAGTAACTACGAAAATGGGCATAGTACGCCTTCAAATGACATGCTCCTTCTGTTAGCTGATGTTCTAGATACTTCTACTGATTATTTGTTAGGTCGGGATGAAATACCTCCTCCTGTCTTTACCGAAGACCCTTTTGAGGCATGGGTTAGCGATCCAAAAGTAGACAAATTCTATAAAGAATTCAAAGAAAGCCCGGAAGAGCGAAAAGAAGCTCTTTTAGCAGTGTGGGAGATATTGAAGAAGCAAGGTAAATAGTAAGATATTACAATTTTTGTTTTACTAAATCTATCTACTAAAGGGGATGTTAGTATGGGTTTCTTTAAGAAAAAGGAAGTAAGCGCAGAAGAACAAGCAAAGTTGGATGCAGATAAAGCTGAAAGAGAGCGTTTGCGACAAGAAAAAGCAGCAGCGAGAGAAAAACAACGTGCAATTGACAGTGCAGCCCGCACCGAGAAGAAAGAAGCGAAGAAATTAGCAGAGCAAACAGATCTAGAAAGATTCTTCGGTTCTGATTCTGGATATAATGAACAGATGAATAGAATTGCTTATTCTGTTGCTATAAATCGCATAAGAGACCAATTACTTGGCAAAGATGAAAATGTGTTCGCTACTGTTCCTGTTGAATACGATATGGCTGGAGGCAAAGAAGTTAAAGGAGTTTTGATTGCAACAGATCAGAAATTAGTTTACTCTTCAAACTCAATTAATAAAGAATTTACAGAAATTATGGATTACAAAAGCATGAGTAGCATTTCGTTGGCTGCCGATGGGTTTTTAAAGAAAGAATTGCATGTAACTTCTGGTCGTGAAAAGCGAGTCTTTGATGATATTAAGGACGATAAACATTTGACAAAGCTATTGGATAGTGTCCGTAAACAAATAGCATCAGCTCATTCTGGCTCATCTACACAACCTCATGCCGCAGCTCCTCAACTGGATAAATATCAACAACTTGAACAAATATCCAAATTGAAGGAACAAGGCATTTTAACAGAAGCTGAATTCCAAGTTGAAAAAACTAAAATACTTAACACTTAACCCCCCTGCTTCTCGCAGGGTTTTCTTTTAAACAGCAAAAAAGTTTTCCTATAATTGTTAAAAGTGAAAGATTAAGTACATCGAAGAAAAAATAAGGAGGAATTATTGTGAAAGAAATATTGTACTTAGATACTGATTTAATTCATTCGTTTTTATCTCAAATTAATGAAGGACTGCCAGGAGAAACCGCGAACGAAAGAGAGCAATCAGTTGCAGACGCTTCTGAAAAATCTAAAAATAAAAGTTCACTTTTCGGTTCAAATGCAAGTGTGGATTCTGGCAAGATATCTGTTCCCTTTTTATTAGATACTCCCTCAGGAAAAGTTGAAGTGAAGTTAGATTTGACGAAAGGATGGTCAGAAACCACTTCTCTTACTCAGACCGAAACAGGACGCGAATTAATTACAAAAAAATTGCATGATGATGCTCTTTTTCAATTGATAAAGCATCTAAAAGAAAAAGATTTAATCAAAAATTTTGAAGAGGCTAATGAAAATGAATACATTGAATTTCAAACTTCTTTTCAGTTTTTTGATACCGACTATTTGCATGGCCTTATGAATCCAGATTTACTAAGCAAAGTATCTTTTTTTGATTTGTATAGTAATCTAGAAAACATTAAAATCCAAAAGGACTTCCAGTTAAAAAGTATTGCGAATTCGGCTCAAAGAAAAATAGAGGAGAAAAAGATAAACGATACTATTCAAGAAGGAGAAGTACAACTTGCTTTAACAACTGCAAAGTTTACTGGTATCCAAGAAATGATTACATACTTACAGAGTTTCCTTCCAACCTCGACATTTGCTAAACTTGAGAATTCATTTACTTATTTGAAACCAGCTTTCCTTAGAGAAGATCCTAAAGTTTTAATGTTTAAATACCCTGCGCTATCATCGGATTTAAAAGTCACAATAATAGGAAAAAAGACAAGAAAAATAAGCGTTCCGCAAGAAACGCCCGACTATTCTAACCTTTATTCAATACCTATGATTTTAGATACTCTATTAATTGAGATTGGCCTCGTTTCTTCAAATGACACTCTTGTCTCACCAATAGCTATTTATTTCGAATAAGGTCAAACTTTTTTCGATTTTCTTTCATTCGTTCCTGGGTTGCATCGATAGCATCTGAAACACGTTGATATTCTTCATCATGCTTCTTTTTTTCTAGAAGTAACTTTTTCAAAGCATAATCAAAGAATTTTTCTTCAGCTGACATATACACCCCTCCTTGGGTTTTATGTTATATCAAAGAAAAATTATTAGCAATGAATTAATTTTATATTTACTTTTTAATTCCCCTTAAACTTGTTTGCTAAAACTCACTTCCCATAAGTGGGTTTTTCTTTTACAATATAAGGGAACATGCGTTCTAAAAAAGGAGTGGTCTTATGGGAAATACATACAATCATTTAGAAGAGTACATCCGACAACTCTTAAACAACATCAGCATTTTTCATCCGCATCAATTGAATATCGAAACAGTTTCATCGCGATTAGGATTAACAGTTCATTACATTCCGCATGATGCTATGTATGTAGATGGCAATATTTTTTTAGACATCCGTCAATCCGATTCCAAGCAATGGGAAGATTTTGGACACGAATTATGTCATGCTCGCTGGCATGCCGGGGACCAAGCGTTAATTTCCGTTATGATGCGAGAGTTTCAAGAATGGAAAGCTGATAACTTCGCTCAGAACCTCTGTATCCCCTCTTTCATGTTAAACAACATTAACTTGCCAGCTTACGAGCGTGACGCGGTATGGATGATCATGGAGAAGTTTGCAGTTGAGCGTAAGTTTGCCGAGAAACGGTTGGAACAATACATACGAAATTGGATGGCCCAATAATGGAATTGAGGAATTTCAATGGAAAAGAAAACATACATAGCACTCAAAGAATTATCGGATCTGCACGAAAAAAAGCCCGGCCTCTTCCCCGTTTTCAGCCGAATCACGAAAATTGATGGCCAGCTGGTTGGTGAGGTTAAAAGCTACAGCGATGAATACGGGAAACCGGTTCAAATCGAAAAAATGTACCATTAATCGGCTACAAAGGGTAAAATCGTACCAAAACCATGTTTAAATCATTCACTTTGTACCGCAAAGGGGTGCCTTTTGATGATATGGTGAACCGGAGGAGTGTATGCCATGAATTGCAAAAAAACCGCAAGCGGAAGTTGGGAATGTTACGCAGAAGGGCCGCGTGATCCGATCACGAACAAACGGAAAACGATCCGCAAACAAGCGAAGAAGAAAGTGTTGGCTCAACAGAAAGTAAAGGAAGCCTTGGAGGATTTGGCGAAAGGCATCGACCGCATCAAAGCGAAACACATCACCTTTGCGGAAGTGGCTGAGGATTGGATGCGCGTTTACGAGAAAAGTGGCGTAAAAAGATCCACGGTCCGCAGCAGGGAGTCGTCCTTGAAGAATATTAATCGATATTTCGGGGATGTTGTCGTTGGTCGCATCACGCACCAAATGATTCAAGACATGCTGCTGGATATGTACGAGAAAGGCTATTCGAAATCCTTATTGGATCATGCTAAAGTGACGACCCGTTTTGTCTTTCAGCACGCCAAGAAACAGAAGCTGCGTATGGACAACCCCGTGACCGAAACAATCGTGCCGAGAAAACGAAAATCCGTTGAAGAAATTGAAAACGAGAAAATTAGCGAAAAGTATTTCGAAGTGGATGAATTGGAGAAATTTTTGAAGGCTGCCGAAACCCATGGCTTGTTACATGACCAGGAATGGTTTCCCCTTCTCGCCTTTACCGGAATGCGCGCTGGCGAACTGTGTGCCTTGAAATGGACCGATGTTTTCTTTGATACCAATCAGATCCGCATCACCAAGACGATGGACAACATTGCAGACATGCAATCGTATGAGCTGACGCCGCCGAAATCCTTGAAGGCGATCCGGATCATTGATGTGGATTCGCAAATCATGGCGATTCTGAAACGCTTGAAGGCGAAGCAGAATGAATCCCTTTTGAAATACCGGGTAGATAACGAAAACTATCACGAAGAAAATTTTGTTTTCAGCCGGCCGAAGAACGGCTATCCGTATTCGACCAAGTTTTTGTACAAGCGAACCAGGCGGTTATGCATGAAGGCCGGCTTGTCTAAAATTGAAGGTGCGCACATTTTGCGTCATACGCACATCACGATGTTGACGGAAGCGAAAGTCGAACTCGATGCCATCATGAACCGAGTCGGCCACGAAGATTCCAAGACCACCAAAAACATCTATACCCACATCACCAAGAACAAGAAAAAAGATGCTGCTGAACGAATCAGTTTTCACTTTGGTGAGCTCCTGAATTACAAAATCGAGGGGTGA